GCAGCATTCCATTGAAATTAGAATCCCCAAAAATATAAATACCATCGATTACCCTAATTTCTACAAATAAAAAACCTCAGAGGGGAGAATAGACATGCCATTTCAAGTCAGTCCTGGCGTAAACGTTACTGAAATTGACCTTACAACGGTCGTCCCCGCAGTATCTACAACCGAAGGTGCCCTAGCAGGCGTATTTCGTTGGGGTCCTGTCGGCGAACGTGTATTGGTTGATTCAGAGTCGAATCTTGCAGCGAGATTCGGAAAGCCAACAAATCATAATGCTGAAACATTTTTTACAGCAGCTAATTTCCTTGCGTACGGAAACAAGCTCTATATTACTCGTGTAGCTAACACTACATCGAACAATTCTAATACAGTAACACGTAATGCTATTGCTAATACTGCTGAAGTATCAGATTGGTCAGATGAGAACGGAAACACAGCATCAGAAAATGCTATGTATGTTATTAAGAATGAGGATCATTACGACACACAAATTACTACAATTGGTTCTTCAGGCGATGCTAATGTTCAATTCATTGCAAAGTGGCCAGGTAAATTAGGAAACTCGTTAAAGATTTCCGTATGTTTAACGGAAAATGCTTATTCAACTTCCATTCCTATCACTGAAGCCAATTTGTATAGTACAGCAAACAGTCTGATTAACTTTACTATTGGTGCAAATACAGCAAATGTTGTTGTCCAACATGTTGGAGGTACCTTAGCAAATTCAACTGCAAGAGCTACAACTATCAAAAACCAGCTTCAAGTGGGTGATATTATTGAAGCTGGTAGTAACACAGTAGGCAAACAATATCTTCGTATAACATCTTTAGGCAGTATAGTGAATGCTCATGCTAACGGTACAGCCAACTCATCTGCTACTGACCAAGCACAGTTTCAAATAGGATTTGAAGATGCTTACGCGTTATCGGAAGATGTAACATCAAACACTGTCATACGTAAGTGGGAGTATTGGAACGCTGTCGATGCAGCTCCAGGTACATCTGCGTACCAAGCCTCTTTTGGTAATGCAGCAGTTAAAGATGAATTGCATGTTGTTGTTGCTGATGAAGATGGAGAGTTTACAGGTGTTCCAGGAACAATTCTTGAAGTGTTCCGTGGTTTGTCGCGTGCTACAGATGCAAAGACAGAGGATGGTTCAACTAACTATTATAAAACTGTAATCAATCAAACATCAAATTATGTATGGTGGGCTAACCATTTTGCTAATGCAGGTGTTGGTGCTGCCAGCGTTTTGACAACATCGACACAATATACTCCTTTCACAATGTCATTTATTGGCGGACGTGATGGTGATGATGAGAACAATCTTGCTTTAGGTGTTGTTCTAAGCGGTTACGATCTTTATGTATCTGCAGAAGATGTTGATGTATCGTTAATTCTGACTGGTGTGTCGCGCGGTGGTACAAACGGTGAGCAAATTGCTAACTACTTAATTGACAACATTGCTGAAAAACGTAAAGATTGTGTGGTGTTTGTATCGCCACAAAAAGCGGATGTTGTTAATAACGCTAACGACGAAGCGGATGATATTGTAACGTTCCGTAACAGTCTGCGTAGTACATCTTATGCTGTTCTCGATTCTGGTTACAAATACCAGTATGACAAATACAACGATATCTATCGTTGGGTTCCACTGAACGGTGATACAGCTGGTCTTTGCGTACGTACAGATGAACAGCGTGATGCATGGTTCTCGCCAGCTGGATTCAATAGAGGTCAGATTAAGAATATTGTCAAACTCGCATTCAATCCAAGACAAGCACAGCGTGATATTCTTTACAAAGCCGGTGTCAATCCTGTTGTAACATTTCCAGGACAAGGAACAATTCTCTACGGTGATAAGACGCTTCTTGCAAAACCAAGTGCGTTTGATCGTATCAATGTTCGTCGTCTGTTTATCGTTCTTGAAAAAGCAATTGCTACTGCTGCTAAGTTTACGTTGTTTGAGTTCAATGATGACTTTACACGTGCACAGTTCCGCAACCTTGTGGAACCATTCCTGCGTGATGTACAAGGTCGTCGTGGTATCTACGACTTCAAAGTTGTCTGCGATACTACAAACAACACTGGCGAAGTTATTGATCGCAACGAGTTTATTGGTGATATCTACATCAAACCAGCTCGCAGCATTAACTTCATTCAGCTTAACTTTATAGCTGTAAGAACGGGCGTTGAGTTCTCCGAAGTCGTCGGTCAGTTTTGATAATAAATAAGAACAAAGGAGAACAAAAATGGCATTTAATGTAAACGAGATTAGAAGTCAGCTGACACTGGGGGGAGCTCGTGGCTCCCTTTTCCAGGTGACCTTCAGTAATCCCGCAAACAGTGTTGCAGATATCAAGGTACCTTTTCTTGTACGTTCGGCTCAGATTCCTGAGTCTAACCTAGGTGTTATTGAAGTACCTTACTTTGGCCGTAAAATTAAATTAGCTGGTGATAGAACTTTTGGTGATTGGTCCGTTACAGTGATCAACGACGAAGATTTCTTAATTCGTAATGCAATTGAAGAGTGGTCAAATAGGATTAATTCTCTGCAAACAAACTTACGCGGTTTTGGTGCAGCTGCCCCTCTACTATATAAGTCAACGGCTGAAGTAACTCAGTTTTCTAAAACTGGTGTTCCTATCCGTTCGTATAAGTTTAATGGGATTTTCCCTTCCTCAGTATCGGCCATTGATTTAAATTGGTCGGATACTGATTCAATTGAAGAGTTCCAGGTTACCTTCCAGTATGACTGGTGGGAAGTGAGTGGTGGCATCACCGGCCAAGCCGGGGGCGCTTAATAGAAGGTGAGCGACGTAAGTCGCTCTCTTCTTTAATGGAGTAATTATGGCAAACCTGTTTGGTTTTGAGATCCGCCGCAAGGTTGATCCCGAAGAGGAACAAAAAAAGCAACCGACATTTGCACCAGAAGTCACAGACGATGGTGCTGTTGTTGTTGCAGCTGGTGGAGCATATGGCACCTATATTGATCTGCAAGGTGCAGCAAGAACGGAAGCTGAACTTGTAACCAAGTATCGAGAAATGTCTATGCACCCTGAAGTTGAGCGTGCGTTGGACGATGTTGTTAATGAAGCAATTGTTAGCGATCCAAACCAAGATATCGTCTCTATCAATCTCGATGATGTAAATTTATCACCCAGTATCAAGAAACTTATTACCAATGAGTTTGATAGTGTTCTTAAGCTTTTAAATTTTGAGAAGTCAGCTTTTGATTTATTCAGAAGGTGGTACATTGATGGCCGTATGTATTATCACACCGTCATTGATATAACTAAACCAAGCGATGGTATTAAAGAACTAAGATACATTGATCCACGTAAGCTACGTAAGGTACGTGAAGTAACTAAAAAAAGAAATAAGAATTCAGCAACCTCACAAACTGAAACTGTTCAAGAGTATTTTATATACAATGAAAAAGGGTTTCAAAATAAAGCAGGTGAGGTTGGCACAGCATCAAGCGTTCAAGGATTAAAAATAGCATTAGACAGTATTGTTCATGTAACTTCAGGATTGACTGATCCTAATAGCACGCTAGTACTATCCCATTTGCATAAAGCTATCAAACCTCTCAATCAACTGAGAGCTTTGGAAGACGCAACCATTATTTATCGCATATCACGTGCTCCAGAACGTCGTATATTCTACATCGACGTTGGTAATCTGCCCAAGATGAAAGCCGAGCAGTATTTACGTGATATGATGACACGTCATAAAAATAAAGTTGTTTACGATTCTTCCACAGGTGAGATACGTGACGATCGTAAATTTATGACGATGCTAGAAGACTACTGGTTCCCACGTCGCGAAGGTAGCAGAGGCACGGAGATTACAACATTGCCAGCTGGACAAAACTTAGGTCAGCTAGACGATGTGGAATACTTTCAAAAGAAACTGTACGAGTCACTAGGTGTTCCTGTCACACGTCTACAACCAGAGGGTACATTTAACTTTGGCCAAGATGCACAGATATCTCGCGATGAAATGAAGTTTGCTAAGTTTGTTGAAAGAGTTCGTGTTAGATTCAATCACCTATTCCTCGGTGCTCTTTCCAAACAACTGATCCTTAAAAATGTAATGACTATTGAGGATTGGGAATTAATTGAAAACGATATAACATTTAATTATGCAAAAGACAATTTCTTTGAAGAGCAAAAAAATACTTCCATCTTACGAGACCGTTTGATGACAGTACAATCAATGGACCCATATATCGGTAAATATTATTCTAACGAATGGGTTCGTAAACACGTCCTCTATCAAACAGAAGAAGAGATGGAGGAGATGGATGAGCAGATTGTGGCCGAGCAAGAAAATCCTATCTATCAACAACAGGTTGATCAAAACGGTAATCCTATTCAAGGTGGCCAAAGTCCAGCTGGAATGGCTCCACAGGGTCCACAACCTGGTGGTGTAAGCTCTGTAGCTCCTGGTGATCAAAATAACTAAATAATTGGAGGAATTATGGCAGACAGACAATTTACAATTGCGGATATGATTGGAGCTGTGAATCAAGAAAGTCCATCCGACTTTCAAACAGCTTTTCATTCTATTGTAGTGGATAAAATTCATGACGCAATCAACGCAAAGAAAATTGAAATAGCACAGAATTATTTTAACTACGAAGACGAGTCGGAAGAAGAGCAAGAAGAAGCTCAAGAAACCGATAGTAACGAAGGAACCACCGATGAAGACACTGAAACAACTGCTGGAAAAGACGGACAAAGCTGAGCCAACTGCTCCTATTGAGCCAGACTCAGTTACGTCATACGTTCCAAAAACAAAAGACGAAAAGCGCTTTATGGACAAGCACGTTGTTCAGAAAACTGACGATGCCAACAAAAACGGTGACGACTTGTTCCGTGGTTCAAACATAAAGGCATACGATCGTTCTGCAACGCGCCATGGTTATAACACAAAGGAAGATCAGAAAGTGTATGAGTCTAAGACTCTGTCACAGATCCTTGGTGAAAAAACTCTTTCTTCTGCAGAGATGAAAAAGCGTGAAGAGATTGCACAGGCAATGGAGCGTGACAATCCTGGAATGGATAAGTCAAAGAAGATGGCAATTGCTACTGCAACTGCAAAGCGTGTTGCTGAGGAAGTTGAAGAGCTTGATGAAGCTGCGCGCCATGATCAGTATAACGCATACCACGCTGGTGTGAAGGACATGCTGAAGAAGCTTGGAGCACATGCAGATGCCCACAAAGAGGCAGCTATGTCTTCCACTGATTATAATAAAGAAAAAGGTGCAAACATGCATAGCGGTCATGTTTACACAATGAAGAACATGCATCGCACTCTACAAGATTTGCACGATCAGCTCCAGAGTGAAGTTGAATACGCACAACCACCAAAACCAATGAAGATGAAAGAAGAGACTGATTTATTTTCATGTTTTGCAGATGATATACGTGCGCGCGTCGAACAAGTGTACGAACAACTCGATGATGAAAACAAACAGATTGTTATTGAGATGATCGAAGCCAAAGAATATGACGAGCTAGTAGATATTGTCAATGAGGTGTTGAATGGCTGAGACGGTCAAATTAATCTCGTCGGAGATATCATTAACTACAGCTAACACTCTCGGTGGGGCTAGCTTGGTAAGAGTATACGCAACAGCTAATGCTGTTATAACATTAGCAAACACCGGCGGCACAATAGGTACGTGCACATTACCTGCAGGTACTATAGAGTACTTTGTTAAACAACCAACAGACACACTAGCAGCTAACGTTGCGGTTCTGGCTACTTCGGTTGCATTCACGTAAGGAAAAGAAATGAAGCTGATAACAGAACTAAACGAGGATGTTAAATATCTCGTAGAAGAGCGTGAAGGTAAAAAGCAATATTACATTGAAGGCATCATCATGCAAGGTAATATTACAAACCGTAACGGTCGTATGTATCGTATTGAAACGCTGGAGAGAGAAGCCAAGAGATATAACGAACAGTACGTTTCAAAGAACAGAGCGTATGGTGAGTTAGGGCACCCATCTGGTCCTACAATTAACCTAGAGCGCGCGTGTATTATGTTTAAGTCTTTACGCCGCGAAAACAATAATATTGTTGGTAAAGCAAAAGTACTTGACACTCCCATGGGTCAGATTGTTAAGGGATTAATTCACGAAGGTGCTTCATTAGGTATTTCTTCACGAGGCATGGGTAGTGTTAAAGAGACAAAAGAAGGTGTCATGGAAGTTCAGGACGATTATTATCTAGCAACAGCAGGAGATATTGTTGCTGATCCATCTGCTCCAGACGCATTTGTAAGAGGAATTATGGAAGGTGTTGAGTGGGTTTGGGACAACGGTATACTCAAAGCCCAGAAACTTGAGCAATATAAAGAAGCAATTAATCGCGGCGCCCGCCAAAAAATATCTGAGGAAACTGCAATTAATGTATTTAAACAATTTCTTCAAGACCTTTCGAAAAGATAATTTTATAAATAAATATAAAAGTCAAAGGAGCTTTTCATGACCGTAAAACAAAAACAATTGGACGAAAAAATCCAAGTCGG